GGACTCCCAGGCTCGCGTCTTGGATTGTTGAGGCCACTGATTGCGATGATACGGACCTCAACAGGGTCATGGCGGAGAAGTGGCTGATTCAGGCCATAGCACGCGCCTACCAGCCTGGGTGCAAGGCGGACTGTGTACTCATCTTGGCAGGTGACCAGGGCGCAGGTAAGAGCACCCTGTTCCGCACGCTGGCCACTGAGCAGTACTTCGCCGACACGCCGCTCGACATCGGCTCTGCAAACTCGTACAGCCAGATTGCTCGCGCTTGGATCTACGAGGTCGCCGAGTTGGACTCCGTCCGGCGTTCTGCAAACAGTGCAACCAAGGCGTTCCTCAGCGCGCAGGAAGACAACTTCCGTCCTGCTTATGGCCGTCACGCGATCACCATTAAGCGACATGTAGTCTTTGCGGGTACGACCAATGAGTCTCAGTTCATCAATGACATGACCGGGTCTCGCCGGTACTGGCCTATTCGGGTCAACGAGGTGAACCTTCACTGGGTGCGAGAGAACCGTGACCAGCTTTGGGCCGAGGCAATCGAGGCGTACAAGGCAGGAGACACTTGGTACCTTGACAAGGAGATGGACCTTCGACGGCACGACTCCAGCAAAATCTACAGGCAAGATGACCCATGGCAAGAGCCCATCAGCAACTACCTGATGATTCAGCGTGGATATGTGACGATGACAATGGTGATGGAGGATGGACTCAAAATCGAACGAGGTCGAATGAATCGAAGGGATGAGATGAGAATATCGGAGATACTACGTGAACTAAACTATGAAAAGAAGCGGATGACCCTCGGCGGAAAACGAAAGTACGTCTGGGCTAAAAGTGAAATACTACAAGTACAAAGTAAGGAAGCATGATGAACACAGTAGCGTTGGGCGGAGGAGTCTTTCTCGCGCCCGGATATAGTAATGAGAATGAGGTGCTGAGCCGCTTTCGGCTGGCAAATCCAGAGTACCAAATGGCGATGGGAATGCGCCAACGGGGCAAGTACGTGCCAATACCTGACAGGCACATCAATGCCTGCCATCGTATTCCATGTGACCACCCGTGGGCTGGTGGGCTTGCCGTACCACGTAAGGCAGCGACCCAGATGAACCTGGGAAAGGTAATCGATGTTCGCACTGCACCGGATGACTCAAGCCTCAGCTTGGCCCCCGGCTTTTCGCTGCGCGATTACCAGAACAAGGCACTGGATTCATGGCGTCGAAACTCTGGAGAAGGTGTAGTGATCGCTCCTTGCGGGGCCGGGAAGACTGCAATCGGTGTCGCAGCCATGACGGTATTCGCGACGAAGGCTTTGGTTTTGGTTCACACCAACGACCTTGCTGTTCAGTGGATCAACCGCATCGAGTCGATGCTCAACGAAAAGGCAACACAATATGGCGCGGGCAAGAAAGACGACTCTGGACGAGTTGTCGTCGCAACTTTCCAAACACTTGAGCGCATGTCGTTCACCGAGAGATATCAGTTCGGTCGTCAGTTTGGACTCTGCATCGTCGATGAAGCGCACCATGTACCAGCGCAAACCTTCTGCTCAGTCATGTTCTGCATGCCAGCACGATACCGACTGGGACTTACAGCGACACCAGACCGTCCAGACGGACTCACGTCAATCCTTTGGTGGCACTTCGGCCCTGCGGTCTACGAGATTACGAACGAGCAGTTGACTGTTTCAGGTCACGTCGTTGCCCCACGAATCGAGTGGTTTTTTACAGACTATGTGGGACCGCATCATCGAGTGGACTGGTCGAAACTGATCACCGGAATGACTAAGGATGATGATCGCAACAAAAAGATCATTGATCGAATCGTATTGGCCTGCGGCCAAGGCAGGCAAATTCTTGTGCTTTCTGACCGCGTGGACCACTGTGCTTGGCTGGCTGATACGCTGCAGTCATACAACATTGTTGCGGAGCCGTTGGTTGGGCGCATGACAAAGAAACAACGAGCAGAGGTTTTAGAACGTGCAAATAATCGACAGATTCAAGTCGTTTGTGCCACCACGGTCGCGGATGAGGGACTCGATCTTCCTTCACTCGACACTGTTGTACTCACAACTCCGACGAAAGCTATGGGCAGAATTCAGCAGAGGATCGGACGTGTCATGCGGCCACACCCACAGAAGCAAGATCCGATTGTTATCGATTGCGTTGATGACATTGGAGCAATGCATGGACTCGCTAACAAGCGGCAAAAGCTCTACACCAAGCTGGGGTGCGCGTAAAATGATCGATGTCCTCAAACGCCTACCGAATGGCTGGTCGATGATTCAAACCCCTAGCGGGTATCAGATTCGAGACGATGACGACCAGTTCGTCTGTGAAGCTGAGACACCTCAAAGACTCGAAGAAATCTTGAACCTTGAGTTCGAGTTGGCTCAAACGTTCGCCAGCATGATGTACGTGCTCAATACGACCGAGCCAGCAGAGGCTTAGCGAAGCCTCCGCATCAATCCAGCCCAATCACGGACGGTAACCTTACCGCTCGTGAAGTCCTCAACAGCGATAGCCAATCGTAACGATGGTATCGATCGTCCTGACTCTAGGTCTCTCAAATAGGATGGCGAGATGCTCAAGCCGAACTGGCGTAGCGTCTCGTTCATCCACTTGCAGAAACCGAATCGGCTGTTGAACGAGGGCTGACTTTCGCGAAATGATCGAATGTCCATAAAAAGTCCAGTCAGAAAATGTCCGGTTCGAGTGATGGTAATACCATCAAGTCGTGATACCATAAATCAAACCACAGGAAAAACAAACATGAGCGAAAACCTACCCACAATCGGGAGCAGCAGCATCGGAGCTATTCTCGGTCTGTCACCCTGGAGCAGCCCATGGGATGTATGGGCACGGGCACACGGCCTGACTGAAAGCTCCTCGTCCGCAGCTACGCAACGAGGTCACATCCTTGAGCCAGCCATTGGTGCTCACTATGCCCATCTGAACAACGTCCAGATCGAGAAGGGACCAGAGTACGAGGCCGATCCAATCATCGGGCCAGAGGAATGGATGCATGCGCGCCCAGACTTTTTTGTGAAGTCGGATGACGCTCGCTGGCTGCTTGAGATCAAATCGACGCGCAAGTTCGACCACAGGTGGGAGGGCGTGCCACCATACTACCTGACCCAGTGTATCTGGCAGATGGCGGTCACGGATGATGAGCGATGTGACCTCGCTGCCTTTGCAACCATGAACGATGAGTACCGATCTTTCAAGATTTACCGTGATGCATCAGTTGAATCTAAGATGATCGACTATGTCAGGGACTGGTATGACCGGCATATCCGAGAGGGTAAGCCCCCAGAGGTAGACGGTTCCACCGCATGCTCCAGATCTCTCGCTAAGCTATTCGAGCAGGAGTCGAAGGAGTTCATCGAGCCGTCCGAGGATCACCTCGACTTGGCTATGGAACTCAAAGAGGTCCGCCGAATGAGCGCCGAGTTAGACGAAAAGAAGCGGATGCTAGAAAACAAAATAAAAGAGGAAATCGGCACCGCATATGGTATCAGTGGTGTAGCTACGTGGTCTCAGAGCAAGCCACGTAGTCGATTCGACCGGGCCTCATTCGAGGCTGATCACCCAGACCTCGCCAAGAACTACGTTAAGATTGGCGAGCCAACGCGAACATTCAGGTTCTCATTCACAGGAGAGAAAAAATGAGCACAGCAATCCACCCAGCACATCACTTCAGGAATGTCGTAGAGTCTAAGGCCTCTGACTTCCTCCAGGCAATGGCAGGTACGGAAGAGGGGGCAAAGGCAGCAGGCCGTGTGGCCCTGGCATTCCGTCAGGCCGCACAGACCAATGACCGTCTATACGGGTGTGACCCCGCATCAGTAGCCCAGGCCGTCGCCCTCTCGGCAATGACAGGCCTGATGCCCGGTGGGCCGCTGCCAGATGTCTACCTGCTTCCACGAGGCAAGAGCCTACAGTGGCAGGTGTCTCACCGGGGCTTCTCGAAGCTCGCCGCTCGAAGCGGTGTGCGCCTCCGCACCAAGGCGGTGTTCGAGAGCGACACGTTCCACGTCATTGAGGGGACGGAGCCGAAGCTGGAGCACGTTCCTGATCTCTCGGCAGAGCAGTCCTGGGACACCCTGGTGGCGGTCTATGTGGTGGCCCACTACAAGGACGGCAGCAAGGACTTCGTCGTTATCCGCAAGGCCGACATCGAGAAGCGTCGGGCAAACTCGGACTCGTACAAGCGCAACAAGAACCAGTCTCCGTGGGGTCAGTGGCCCATCGAGATGGCGCTCAAGACCGGCCTCCGGTATGCGTTTGCTCGCGGCATCGTCACCATGGACGACACCACCACAAGCGCTTACGAGCACGACGGCATTCAGGACGCACCGGCTGAGGATCTCAACGTGGTAGACATGAACGAGGTTCCAGAAGTCAACACCATGAACGTTTTGTCTGAGCAGCTTGATGAGCTTGTGCAGCAAACGGACGCAGAAGAATCATTGCTTGAGGATTAATCGACAGCATGGCCCGTGATTACAAACGCGAGTACGAGCAGTACCACAGCAAGCCAGAGCAAAAGAAGAGGCGTGCTGGTCGCAATCGTGCTCGCCGTATCATGAGCATGTTGAAACGAGTTAAGAAAGGCGATGGAAAAGATGTCCATCATAAAGATGGAAACCCAACAAACAACTCGAAGAAAAACCTTAGAGTTGAAAGTAAAAAAACAAATCGTTCAAGAAAGTAAAGGAGAACATTATGAGTTTGTTTGATGAAGCTAAGAAGGCCAAGAATCCATTCGGTGAGCGTACCAAGCCTAAGTCGAATGAATCTGAGATCCCTACAATCAACCAAACGTCCCTGCTTCTGCGAGTGGTGAATGATGTGTTCGCTGAGCAGCAACTCACTGATGCACAGGGATCAAACTGTGAGGGATACCGGACTCGTCTGGCTGATTCGTCATGGCCGCTTCACAACCTTCAGGGCAACGTGACTGAGCCGACATGGGCAAACATGCTGAATGCAACCATCGCAGGTATGACCAAGACCATTCGGAACAGCCAGCCTAACGGTGACTGGAAGATACTTGAGTTCGAAACCAAGATTGATCACGACTCAGACAAGGTCGAGCGTTTGTTCATCGTGGTGAAGTTCGTCGACGTGGACAACAATGACGATCTCCAGTACCGAAACGGGGCACCCGTAGCTACCACCGTAAACGTTCAGACGAACCCGATCCCTCAAGAGCTTGTCGATGCGCTGAGCAACCGTCAGACTGATGACTCACACCTTGCAGGCATGATCGAGAAGCTCGTAGAAGCAATCGCAGCCAAGACGACAACGTCCGCTACGATCGCGGCTGAGCCAGTGGCAGCATCTGGTGAGCCGGAGCCAGAGCCCGTGGTATTCAACGACTGATACGATGCCGTTGTATCAGTTCGTCTGTCCTAACTGCGATCTGACTGTTGAGGTTTTACAGGCATTTGGAGACCCAAGCCCCCACTGTGGGGCTTGTGCTCTCGACCTTGGCACGTCAGTCGACATGAAGCGCAAGATATGCGTGACCAACTTCAGCCTCAAAGGTGAGGGCTGGGCGAGAGACAATTACGGCCTGAAGAAAAAGTAATAGTGAGTAAAAATGGCTGATCATTCATTAGACGACATTGTCCATTCCATTCAGTCTGCCGTCATCGCGGCCACAGATATTGCCGAGCGCCATGAGCTTGACTCGATTACGAACGAGGAGTTCTGGGAGCAAAAGACTGATGATTCCGGGGAGCCACTTAATGATGAACATGGAAGGCCCATTTATGTACCTCGCATGGTCGTCATGGAAATCCCAACATGGGAAGATGGAGTACTGGTACACAAGAGAGTTCCGGTCCCCCTCCAGTCGCTCACGACGGGTCAAAGCCTGCGTGTGGATACGCTTGAAGTGGAGATGTCTGTTGAGATCTCTGGGCTTACGGCGGACAAGAAGAAAGGCAAGTTGATGGTTAGGCCTTGTGCCAACACTCCGTCATGGTTCAAAAAGCAGAACAATGCTGCTAAGGTAAAGCTGATTTTCAGGGGCAGCGAACCACCTGAAGGTTATGCAAGAATCGATGACCAGCTAATCAAGCTGATTCCATAGGAGTAAATGATGCCAGATCAACTTGTAAAGATGTCAGACCAGTTCGGTGGTCTTCCCATGGACCAGCTTATCGGTGGCCCACTCAAGGCCGCCTGTAGCGCTCAGACGCTCCTCGCCAAGGCTTCCAGCGACTTCATTAAGGATGTCGGACTGAACGATGCCGGTGGTGGCAACATGAGCGCCCGCACGGTCGACTTCAGCTTCAACCGCCCCACCACGGCTCCTGATGGCTCCACATCACTGGAGAAGGTTGATCTACAGGTCCCACTGCTGGCCATCATCAACACGCCCTCGCTCTCTGTGAAGGAGGCTGAGGTCCGCTTCACTATGGAAGTGAAGTCATCGACATCCAGCAAGACGACATCGGACACGAAGGCTGAGCTTACTGCGCACGCCAAGTACAACGCGGGCCTGTTTAGCTGTGACGTGACCGTTCACGGCTCCGTCGCCAACCATAGCGAGAACAGCCGCAAGAGCGACAACAGCGCCAAGTACGATGTCAAAGTGGTCGCGCGTGATGACGGCCCGCCAGAGGGCCTGATGAAGGTTCTGGATATGCTCAACGACGCCATCGCGCCTACCCCTGCTGGCGCGACACCGGCTAAAAAGAGCTAAGCGGCCCCCCTGCGCCCCCCACCCACATCGTCTGATCCCATGCTCGGGGTCAAGCATGGGCGATTCCTACCGGGTGGGGGGCCAGGGTTTACTTTTGGTAACCTCAGATAGGCTGGGGCTGCCAACTAATCCCGTGGATTAAACCTGACCCCGCTTGAGAGTCACGACTTGAGCGGGGTTTCTTTATGTGAGAAGTACATTGATATGGCGACAAGTAAGAAGATGCACAAAACCAAAGAGCGCAGGAAGCCATGCTTCCTTCTTTTCTGGAAGAAGACGCCGGAGCCTACAAAAACGCTTTGCGGCAGGTCAATTGAAGAGGTCTTTCACAGCCCAGATCGGATGGCTATTACTTGTAAGTCTTGCCGAAAAATCATGAACGCAGTAGACTGATCTCTCACCAGCATGGTGAGTGGGTAATGAAGAAATGCTGGCAGGGGGCGTGGGGCCCTCTGTCAGTTTTTTTTTGCTACAGTGACTTATGGCTCGATGCGGACGATGCGGCTTCTACAAGCCCTACAACGGCGCTAGCAAACAGGCAGGCGTCTGCTTGATGTATCGAGGGCTCGACATTCCTGAGGACGCTCTGTGGGAGCATCGGCAGTGTGCTGAGTACACTCAGAAGATTCCCGACTGGACGCCTGAGCAGCACTTCGAGTTTGAAGTAAAGAGACATGGTGTTGAGCGCAGTTGGCGTGCCAATAGACGAGCGATGATCTTTTCTTCTGCGGCATTGGTCGTCTCCATCGTGACGCTGATAAGTAAGCTAATTTAGCTCTTCTCAACGATCTCGAACAACTCATCAACGCGCTTCTTCATGCGCTTCATCTGACGATCAACATCGTCACCATCGAAGTCGGCGGAGATGCTGGATGTCTTCTTCTCGATGCCTGCCAGCTTGGCCTT